AGGATATAAAACTCCAAATAAAAAAATACCTTCAAATATTAATACTAATATTATATGTATTATACAATTTAATATAATTGTTAATTTATTCATTTTTAATTTTGATTATAGTTTATTATATTTTTTTATTATAGTTTATTATATTTTTTAATTTAAGTTATATTTTATTTATATTTTATTTATATTTTATTTATATTTTTATTTTTATTTATATTTTTATTTATATTTTACTTATATTTTACTTATATTTTTATTTATTTTAAATAGTTTTTTATTAATCTGCTCTAAATAAATAAAGTGTCATATAAGATACAAATGTAAGTAATATGAAATTTAAGAATACTCCAAATAATGTTTCTGCTCTTATTAATCCTATAAATGAAATTATTAAAAGGAATACAATACTAAGTAAAACATTAATACCATTCATTTTCAGTTTTATTATTTTTTTTTTATTTTTAGTTTAGTGTTTACTAAGTTTAAAGTATTATTAATTTATTAAAAGATAATAAATATGATAATTAAAATATATAAAAAATATATAAAAATATATAAAAATAAAAATATTTTTTTTAATAAATCGTATTAATTTGTTATACTATTAATATTAGAACTATTATTGTTATTATTGCTATTATTACTATTACTATTACTTTTATTAAAAAATGTATTTTGTGAATGATAATTTGAATTTTGTTTTTTTGTTTTATCTTTATCAATATTCTGCACGTGAGATTTATAAATAATTTTATCGTTTGCTAAACAATATGTTTTTGGTATATCTAATTCATCAATATTGATTTCTTCTTTAAACCATAGTTTAATAATACTTGAATTTTTTTTAGGACTAATACTAACACCATTTATTAAATGATTTAAATTTCCAAATTCTTTCATTATAAAATGACCAACACAATCAATCCATGATTTATATGAGTTTTTTCTATCTACTTTCCAACTAATACAACCACCTTTAATATTAGTTGAACATTCCCATATAGGTTTAACAGATTTTTTCATTATGAAAAACATACCATTCTCAATCATATCTTTTCTAATAAATTTATCTAATACCCAAAATTCTTCAATGGTAGAAAATTCTAATAACTCTATATAACTTTCTAAACTCCAATCTACATTATCAGGGTTATGATACCAAAATGTATATATTTCATTTAAATTATTACAGTTTTGTTTCAAAGTATCATCCATTTTAATTATTACCAATTAAATAATAAAATAATTAATAAATAATAAAATAATTAATAAAAGTAATTAAATAATTAATTTATTATTTATAATATATTTAACTATTTAATTATATGTATAATAAACTCATATTTTTTTTAAATTAATAAAATAGTATTATTTATTTAATTAATAAAAATAGTATTAATTATTTATTAATTAAAATATTATTAATTATTTATTAATTAAAATATTATTAAATAATAATTATATAAAAAATAATTAATTCGTTTTTAAAAATGGAATTATTCTTACCTCTTATTATACTTATTATTCTCGGTTGTATTTATGCTGGTTCATTAAATACTGCTTCTAGTCGTTTAAATGTTGTTCTTTGTATGTTAATATTTATTATTGCTATCTGTTACATTCAATTAAATAATGATGCTTTTACCAATAGCAAAGGTTATGCTCCTATCAATTATGTTTTAAGAAATAACAATAAAACTTGTGATGGATTAAATTATAAAGGCATTAATCAACAAATTAGTTCTACTGGTTCATATGATGGTGTTAAACTTGAATCTAATTTGATTACTAAACCTCTTATTAATCCTGTAACTATTTTTAATCCTGTTGGTGATGGTATTAAATTAACTCAACCTTTAGGTCATAAAATGTTTCCTACAGTTGATGGTCAAAAAGATAGTGCTAAACACTTATTTACATTTGCCTATAATAATGTATCTCCTGATTGTTGCGGACATTCTAATGTTTCTAGTGATATGGGTTGCGTTTGCTATAGTCCTGAACAATTAAAAATGATTCAAGGTAGAGGTGGTAATATTAAAAAAGGTTCTAGAGCATACCCTTTTATATAATTAAATTGAAAATTTAATTTTTTTATTTTTAATAATTTATTTTATAGTTTTTATAGTTTACAGTTTAATAAATTTAAAAATTGATTTTTATATTATTATTATTATTATTATTATTATAGAATTATTATAGAATTATTATAGAATTATTATACTACAATAATAAAAAAATGAATACACTAAATTTAATTATAAGTTCTCTATCTAACTTTTTTACTAGAATGGTGAATGGTATATATCCAGAACAATCTATAGATAATTACAATAAAGAAAAAAGAGAAGAATTAAATATACTAGATGAAGAAAGCAAAATAAATATGATTATTGATAAACAATTATTAAAATTAAAAGAAGAAAAATTACTTACAATTAAACAAACTTTGAAAAATCATACTAGATTAATTAATACTATAAATACAAAAGAGAATGAAACTAATTTAACAATACTATCTAGAATATATCATATTTTATATAATTTAATTAAAGATGAAACAATTTTTAATAGTGATAAAGAACTATATGAAACTAATAAAAAAATATATAAACTAGACAACTATATAAGTGGATTAACATATACATCTCCTTTTGATACTGAAGAAATTATTATAGATAGACTCATACAATTATGTGATTATTTATCTCTTTATTTTCCAAATAACAGTAATATAAAAGAATATGTAGAAGGAAATATTTCAAATATATCATTATCAAGTATCATTAAAAAAATATTAGATTTATAGATTATATTTATGAATTATAAATTATAACTGTATAAATTACAAATTTATTTTTTTTATTAAATTTTAATTATTTTTTGATGAACACATATTGGATTATTATCTTTTAACTGTTGTCTTCCATTTGTTTTGAAATCATATATACACTGATGACTTTCTGGCAATCTGTGTTTACTACAAAATCTTTTTTCACATCTACAAGATAAATCAGTTAATTTTAATTTTTTATTACATTCAATATGATTACATTTATTTAGTTTTTCCATTTTAATAGTATAAATGCTTATTTATTATAAATGCTTATTTAGTATAAATGCTTATTTATTATTTTTATAAATCAATTTTTTATAAATTTATAAATAATTTATACATTATTATCTATATATTTATTATCTATATATTTATTATCTATTGTGATTATATTATTATTTTTTAGTTTTAATGTTCCCATTATAATATCTACATTCATTTTTGCTAGTATTTTTTCTATTCTTTTTTTAATATATCTTACACCTCCATAATTATTATTATAATTTATATTTATTTTCTTTTTATTTTTCTCAATAAGTTTATTAATAATTTTATGTTGTGGATTCTTTTTATTAGTTTTATTAGTTTTATTAGTTTTATTAGTTTTATTATTTTGCTTTTGATTATTTTGCTTTTGATTATTTTGCTTTTGATTATTTTGCTTTTGATTATTTTGCTTTTGATTATTTTGCTTTTGATTATTTTGCTTTTGATTATTATAAACTGGTATATTATATATACTATTAAATGATTTAGGTTTTACTATAATTTTATCTAATTGTTCATCTAATAATTCTATTTTTTTATCTGTTCCTTCTCCAAACACATTTTTAATTACAGTAGGTAATAAAAAATGTTGTGCTATATATTTTTTTTCAATCTTTGTATAAGAATTAAATTTAATCATTTCCATTCTATCAAGTAATATAGGAGATATTTTTTCTTTATCATTAAAAGAAAAAATAAATGTTGCTCTAGATAAATCTAACGCAATACCATCCATATAATCATCATTAAAATGACTATTTTGACTATAATCTGTTAAATGAACTAATAAATTAATAATTTCTTGACCTTTATCTGTGTTACTAACTTTATCCAATTCATCAAAATAAAATATAGGATTCATACATTGTGATTGTTTTAATGATTGAATTATTTTACCACACGCACTACCTTCATAAACATAATTACTCCCTGCTAAAAAAGTTCTATCTTGTGCTCCTCCAAGTGATATAAAAATAAATGGCAATCCAAAAATAGTAGATAATCCATCTTTAATTAATGTTGTTTTACCTGTTCCCGCTTCACCGTGTATAGCAAATACAGACCCTAATGTTTTTGGATTACTTATCATTTTAGCAAGTATTTCAATAATATGTTCTTTTGTTTTTTGTTGTCCATAAATAATAGTATCCATATACTCTTTTGATTCTTTCAAATAAGTTGCAGAATTTTGTATTTTTTTATTATCTAAATAATGAGGAGTTTTATAAATATTAAATGGTATATCTAATAATGTATCTATCCATTGACTTAATTTAAAGTATTCATTATTATCAGGTGTCATCTTTTCTAATAATTGTAATTTATTTAATGCTATTTTTTTATAATATAAATCTAATGTTGAATTCATTATTTTAAATAAATAAGGTGTTTTAATTATTTTTAAATCTAATAGTTCTGTAAATGATATGACTAATTGAGTTTGTTGTTCTATATCATAATCTAAAAAAAAATCAATATGATATTTAATAGTCGCTAATTCTAATTTAGGTTGATAATGTATTAAATTTTCATAAAATGTATAAGTTTGCGTTTTTATTAATGTTTGTGTTTTTTCATCTATTTTATTTTTATTATTTTTTATTTTAATATGATTATCAATATATTTTTTTATATCTTTATAAGTATCTTCATATTCATCACATTCATTATTTTCATCATTTTTTTCATCTTCATCATTTTCTTTATCTTCATCTTCATCTTCATTATAATCAGTATCATCACTATCAGTTTCTATTAAATCATCAACGCTATTATATTTATTAAACTTAACATATTTATTACTTTCTCTAGTATTATATGGTTTTATATATTCTTTATCTCTAGAGACATTAGATTTTATAGTTTTATTTGAATTATTTATAGTGTTATTTGAATTATTTATAGTTTCTTTTTCAGATTTCATTTTTATAGTTAATTTATGTAATACTATTTAATATTATTTAATTTTATACTTATAAATAAATAATATTAAAGTATTGTTATTAAATATTAAATATTAAATATTAAATATTAAATATTAAATATTAAATATTAAATATTAAATATAAAAATAAAGTATATATTATAATATATTTTCTAAATATAAAAATTGAATTTATTAATCTTGTTAAATAATAATATTATTAAAATATTATTAAAAATATTAATTATAGTTAGAAGAAAAATAATAAAGTAAAAAAATGTCTAATTTAATTGATACAAATGAGAATAATATAGATATAGGATTTGTAAATGGAATACAATTTGGTATCTATAGTCCTGAAGTTATACGTGCGAAATCAGTTGTTCATATAACTTGTGATACATTATATGATAGTAATGGAGTTCCTAAAATTAATGGGTTATTTGATTTACGTATGGGATCTATTGAACCTAATGTTGATTGTAAATCCTGCGAACAAACTTATATAAAATGTCCTGGGCATTTTGGTCATATAGAATTACCTAAGCCCATTTTTAATTTACAATTTGAAAGTGATATTATTAAAATTTTAAAATGTATATGTATTAAATGTAGTCGTCTTTTAGTAAATAAAAATGATAAAAAAATTAAAGAAATAATAAATAGCACTAAAAATAATAATAAAGAACGATTTGAAAAAATATTTAAACTTCTTCAAAAATCGCATCGCATTTGTGGAGCAATAGAAAAAAAAAATGAAACTCTTTATGATAATGGAGGTTGTGGAGCAATCCAACCTTCTAAATATGATACTAAAAATTTAAGAACAACGTTTAAAATTACTGCTGAATGGAAAGATGATAATGATGATACGCCTGTAAATATTATACAAAAATTTAATGCTGAAATTATTCTTGCTATTTTTAAACGTATTTCCGAAGACGATGCTTTAGTTATGGGTTTTAGTCCTAAATGGTGTATGCCTAGTTGGCTTATTATGACCATTTTACCTGTAGTTCCACCCTGTGTGCGACCTAGTGTGAGACAATATAATAGTCAACGTAGTGAAGATGATTTAACTAATAAATATTATGAAATTATTAAATGGACTAGAATGTTAAAAGAAAAACTTAAAAATACAACAATTTCACAGGATGATATTGATCTTTTAAATAGTATGGTTCAATACAATGTCATTACTTTATTTAATAATGAAATTAAAGGTATTGCTCCATCCACAACGCGTGGTGGTCGCCCAATGAAAACATTAAAACAACGTCTTTCTAGTAAAGAAGGTCGTATTAGAAATAATTTAATGGGTAAACGTGTTGATTTTAGTGCTCGTAGTGTTATTTCAGCAGATGCTAATTTAGCTATTGAAGAATTAGGAGTTCCAAAGAAAATTGCTATGAATTTAACTTTTCCAGAAGTTGTAAATAAAAATAATATTACACGACTTTATCAATATGTTAAAAATGGACATAAAGTTTATCCTGGAGCAAAAAGTATTAAAAGAATTAAAGATGGAACTCAATATATGATTATGGATAAAAATAAATATGAATTACATTATGGAGATACTGTTAATCGTCATTTAATTAATGGTGATTGGGTATTATTTAATCGCCAACCTTCATTACACAAAATGAGTATGATGGGTCATCGCGTTAGAGTAATGGAAGGGAATACATTTAGATTAAATGTTGATGTTTGTAAGCCTTATAATGCTGATTTTGATGGTGATGAAATGAATATGCACGTTCCACAAAGTATTCAAACTGCTGTTGAATTAGAATATTTAGCGGCAGTTTCTAAAAATATTATTAGTCCTAGTTCAAGTGAGCCTATTATTGCTCCAGCACAAGATAATTTATTAGGTCTTTTTAAACTTACAGATGATGATGTCTATTTTTCTCATCAAGAAATTATGAATTTATTAGTTAGTATTGAAAAATTCAATGGTCATTTACCTGACCCTGACTATATTAATGGTTCTATTGTTAAATGGACAGGTAAACAATTGTATTCTATAATTTTACCACCTATTACTTATAATAAAAATTTATCTGAAAAAAAATTAAAAAATATTATTATTGATAATGGTATTTTAAAAGAAGGTCAAATTGAAAAAGGTGCGTCATCTGCCATATTACATCATATTGTTAATGATTATGGAGCAAAAGAAGCAACTCGTTATTTAAATGATTTACAAAAACTAATTTCACGTTATTTAATTAGAAGTGGTTTTAGTGTTGGTATTAGTGATTTAATCGTTCATAAAGATATTAAAAAACGCAATGAAGATTATATTATTGATGCTAAAAAACAGGCTGTTGAATTAACAAAAAAAACTCATTTAAATATTCTTAGTGATATTTCTAATAATTTAGACCTATTCTATGATAGTAAAATAGCAACTATTAACAAAAATACAGTAGATACGATTGAAAAACAAATTGTTGAAAAA